TTTTTTGGCCGAAAAAGACGGCTTCCTAATGTATTCAGCAGTGACAAAGGAATCGCAGCCCACGAAGTACGAAGTGGTATTAATTCAGAAATCCAATCGCTGGCAAGTGACGTTAACTTACTTGGAGCTATTGGAACTGCTAGAGAAGTTAGAGAGCGTGGACTTGACGCAAGAATCTTCATGCTTGTCCATGACTCAATCGTGGCACTTGTTAAGACCGAGCAGGTAGAACAGTATTGTGACATACTGCGTAAAAATACACAGCATGAGTGGGGTTGCAATATTAGTGGCTGCGCTATTGGTGTAGACCAAGATATTGGAGATGACTACAGCTTTGGACACTTTGAGGAAACCTACAAACTGGACGGCGATCAACTGGCCCGTATTTAGACTTGGTGAGAGACAGCCCATAGTAGCCGGTGGGCTAGTCTTTTATCGCACAGAGTATACAAATCCAGATGATAATACTTACAGCGATAATTATCAAATAGTAGATGATAAAAATATTAATAAACCTACCCTAGGTTTACGTAGATTGGTTATAAAAGATAAACTTTTTAGAATTAGTAGTGCTATATATTTTATTGGTGATGTTATTAAACTGGCAAAAGCAACAACTTGGTTTATTGATAGCCATGGACAGGTATTTCAGCACAAAAAATCTACGCGCGCCAAGCTGGCTACACATAGGCTAAAACAAGTTTTACCTGCTAGTGGGCTTGGGTGTATTTTAGAGGTTGAGGGTCTAGTAGAACGCTTTAAAAGTCTACAAGTTCCTAAACCAGAAGAGCAATATTGTGGAATACTTAGCTATGGTCACAGCAATTTATTGTATGGATATTACAGTGAACCTATAAAAACAACTTGGAGAATGGTGTAATGGCAAAAGCTATTATATCTAATAGAATATACATAGATAATCCTGGCCTACTACATACTAAACACGTAATAAATCAGCTTACCTACAAAATACATAAGAACACAGGGTCAAAAAAGTTTACTAGTGTAGAAACTATTAGAAATTACAGGTCACTTACTAGTGGAATTATTAGTATGCCACAGGGTAGAGTAGACCTTATACCTGAAGGATATGAAATAGTAGATAAACGGGTGTTAGTACCAGTGCCGTTTCCAACACCTAAATATGCACTACGTGAAGATCAATTAGCAGTATACGATCAGGTAGAAGATACTTGTTTTATTAATGCCTTAGTAGGCTGGGGTAAGACCTTTACAGCACTACATATTGCTAGAAAATTTGGTCAAAAAACACTAGTAGTAACACATACTACTTCACTACGCGATCAGTGGCGTGATGAGATTGAAGCACTATTTGGTATGCAGTGTGGTATTATCGGCAGTGGTCAGTTTGACATAGAAGATCATGCTATTGTAGTTGGAAATGTGCAGAGTATAGTAAAACACTTAGACAAATTACAAAAAGAGTTTGGTACAGTAATACTAGATGAAGCGCATCACTGTCCAGCTACTACATTTAGCGAAACAGTAGACACTTTTCATGCTAGATATAGGATTGCACTTAGTGGTACTATGACACGTAAAGATGGTAAGCATGTAATGTTTCAAGATTACTTTGGCAATATTGTTTACAGACCGCCACAAAGTAATACTATTAATCCTATAGTACATATAGTTAAAAGTAACATAGTATTAAAACCAAATGTACCCTGGGTAGAAAAGATAAATGAGCTAACGCAGGATGACGACTATAGACGTTATATTAGTGCATTAGCTACTTATCATATAAATAACGGTCACAGTGTACTTGTAATTGCAGATAGAGTAGAATTCTTAGAAAAGGTCAAAGAATATGTTGGAGAAACGTGTTTGTTGGTTACTGGCGACACCAGCTATGAAGAAAGGCAATATGCAAAAGAACAATTACTCAGCAAAGCAAAAATGTGCGTTGCTGGTAGCAGGCAAATCTTCAGCGAAGGTATCTCCATCAACATACTCAGTTGCGTCATCCTAGCAGTACCTATGAGTAATGATAGTCTACTAGAACAAATTGTTGGGCGAATAATGAGACCACATCCAGGTAAACTAGATCCTATAGTAGTAGATATTCAATTTAGCGGTTGGGCTGATCGCAAGCAGAACACAGATAGATTAGGCCTTTATATGAAGAAAGGTTGGGAAACCAAACTGGTTTAAAAAATTTAACTTGTTATAGCTAGCTGTTTGTGCTATAATATTATATTGAGTAGAAATATGGTCTTACGATTTAACCTTGAAAAATTGCAGCAAAAATCAAAACAACACTGGGACTTGTTAGATATACTACGAGACTATCGCAGCGGTCGTTGGGTTAAACTCAATAACGCTAAAATAACTAGTGAGATGTTTAGTGGACCTAGTTTCTTACTCAAACCGGATCAGTTACTAGATGATACTAGAACTGATAGATTATTTATAATTCAATATGTAAAACTAGCGGGTCGTAGAAATTGGCAATTTTACCAAGACCTAGGTTATAAATTTTTAGATTTAACCTACTATCCAGATATAGAAATCAGCACATTAAAATATAATCCGCTACTAGAAATAAAAAACAAACGAATACACTTCAAATACGAGGAATAAATATGGCACTTAGCTTTAAACAAACAAAAGGCAAAGCTGTAACAAATAAAGTAGAAACTTACGAATACAAAGATGGCGAAAATACAGTTAGGTTAATTGGCGGAGTTTTGCCACGTTATATTTACTGGATTAAGGGCACTAATAACAAGGATATTCCTATTGAGTGCTTGGCATTTAGCCGTGAAAAAGAGAAGTTTGACAACATGGAAAAAGATCATGTGCCTGACTTCTATCCTGAACTTAAATGCAGCTGGAGCTATTCGATCAATTGTATCGATCCTAAAGATGGTAAAGTTAAGGCGCTCAACCTTAAAAAGAAGTTATTTGAGCAAATCCTAACAGCAGCCGAAGATTTAGGTGATCCTACAGATTATGATACCGGTTGGGACGTTGTGTTCAAGCGTACTAAAACTGGGCCACTAGCATTTAATGTTGAATACACGCTTCAAGTATTACGTTGCAAGCCTCGCGCACTTACAGCAGCAGAACAAGCAGCAGCAGATGCCGCTGTTTCAATTGATGAAAAATTCCCAAGACCCAAAGCTGAAGAAGTCTTAGCACTACTAGAAAAAGTAAATAGTGGCGGTGAAGATGAAGGTACAGAAAGCGAACAAGAAGCTGTTAAAGAACTAGGATAATGCAAAAGCCCAGTGATCTTGGTTACTGGGCTTTTTTGCCTAAAAAAGGTTATAAATGAAATTACTATTTACAGCAGATTTACACATAAAATTAGGGCAGAAAAACGTACCACAAGATTGGGCTAGAAACAGATATAACCTACTATGGCAACAATTAGCAGAAAAACAAGCTAGTGCTGATGTATTTGTTATAGGTGGCGATGTTTTTGATAAACTGCCTAGTATGGAAGAACTAGAGATATATTTTGACTTAATAGGCAACTGTAATATACCAACTATTATATACAGTGGTAATCATGAAGCAGTTAAAAAATCAACTACTTTTATGACTAATTTGGCTAAAGCCACTAATAAAATGAATCGCAAAGTTATAGTCGTAGATGATTACTACAGCGATTATGGAGTAGAGTTTGTTCCATACAACAAGCTAAAAGATTTTGAACAAAACAATCCTTGGCCAGATGGTGGACAGATATTGTGTACACACGTTCGTGGTAGTATACCACCGCACGTTACACCAGAAGTAGATTTAAATATTTTTAGCGGCTGGGATGTTGTCTTAGCCGGAGACCTGCATAGTTATGAAAATTGTCAACTTAATATTCTTTATCCCGGTAGTCCTGTTACTACTAGTTTTCACCGTCAACCAGTTGACACTGGTGTTATCTTAATTGATACTGAAACATTGCAACACAGTTGGCTAAAGCTTGAAGTACCGCAGTTAATACGCTTAACAGTAGGAGTAAGCGACCCTAAACCGCCAACACCGTATCATCATACAATTTATCAAGTTGAGGGTGATATGCAGGAGTTGGGTGAACTAGAAGATAACGAGTTAATTGATCGCAAAGTTATCAAGCGTAATACAGATGTACAACTAATGCTTGATGCGGAGATGACACTGGTTGAAGAAGTTCGTGAATATTTAACCTATGTACTGCAGTTAGGCAGTGAAACAGTTGAACAAACTGTGCTAGAACTGCAAGCACACTTGGCTAGGATAGAAACTGATGACTGAACATCCTAATATGATATATGTAGCTAAAATAATTAGTGAACGCAAACACGGCACACAAGAGTTGTGGCACAGTGAATTAAGTGGTGCTAAGGATTGTGTATTATTAATGGAACAACTGGGATTTTTAAACAAGCGAAAGTTTTGGGGCAATGATAACAATCAAAGAATTACGATGGAGTAATCTTTTTAGTTATGGTGCTAATAATAAAATAAACTTTGTACATGCTCCACTTACACAACTAGTAGGTAGAAACGGACACGGTAAAAGCAGCATAGCACTTATCTTAGAAGAAGCACTCTACAATAAGAACAGCAAAGGCATCAAAAAAGCCGATATATTAAATCGTCATGTTAAAGATAAAACTTATACAATTGAATTAGACTTTAGTCGTGATGATAGTGATTATACAGTAAAGACCACACGTGGTGCACAGCAAACTGTTAAACTATTAAAAAATGGTAAGGATATTAGTGGGCATACCGCTACTACAACCTATAAGATGATTGAAGATATTATAGGCATAGATCATAAAAGTTTTGCACAGATTGTTTATCAAAGCAATGCTAATAGCCTAGAGTTCTTAACTAGTGCAGATACAGCACGTAAAAAGTTTTTAATAGAAATACTTAATTTAACTAAATATACTAAAGCCGGTGAAATATTTAAGGAATTGGGTACAGATCTTAAACAAGAATTAAGTGGTATACAAGGTAAAATTACTACAATACAAGCTTGGTTAGATAAATATGCGAATACTAATCTTAGCTATAAGCAAGAA